TAGCTGGACTTCAACTAGTGTCCCTTTACCTATTAAAAACGCTTCAATGGAACAATACCGTTTTATGTTAGATCATAGTATACCGTTTGTAGATACTCAGGAATTAAGCGCTGGTAATATGTCGGCAAGAATAAAAACTGACTATTCAAGTTTAGCGATGAGAATATTAGCAAATAATGGTTATTTATATAGAGGCAACCCTATGTCACATAATTGGGGCATTGACTTGCCGTTTGGTAATTAAAATGTTTTTAGTAACAGGTATGAAAGCGACCTTAATAATGCATAACCGTATTGTTGAGGACGAAAATGCTTATGACGATCAAAATTATTCAAGTAAGACAATTAGATTATGCCCTTACAACGTTAATCAAGCCGTTAGTTTCAGTGTTTATACACACCCCGAAGCAACGGGTTATTATATAGTTAAAGGCACAGAGGACGTCCGTGAGGGCGACCAAATAATCTTTTTAAATGGTATACAAGAACCAGCAATTAAAAATAAAAAGCATAGTGTTTTAAAAGTAAGCGACAATTGGCTTTTTAATAGAGTAGAAAATAAGATTATAGCGGTTAAATAATGACAAAAGTATCAATAGACGTTCGGTGGTTTCCAGGCAAGAAACAAGCATTATTAAAAGCACCCGATAAAGTAGTCTATGCAGTTGCTAGTATAACGCTAGACAAGGCATACCCTACTATTCCTATGAGTATTGGTTATGGTTCAGGAACATTAAGACGTTCAAGTAAAACGGCTGGTGTTAGAGGTTCAAACGGCAACTATTATATAGGATCATATACAAAATATGCTAAGGCAGTTTACAATATGAAAGACTCGACAAATTGGAGTACTCCTGGAACACACGGACTTTGGTATAAAAGAACTTTTGACAAATACGGTAAATCTATCTTATCTACTGCTATTGAGAGGGGTAAAATAAAATGAGTGAAGCTGAATTAAAAAGAAAAAATTTAATTTTAATTGCATATTTAAAAACAATATATACTGATTACAAAATAAAGCCTGAAATAAGCACGAACGCTGATGACATAAAAGTTATAGCCGTTCAAGAAGTTATGGGTGAAAAAGTTGTTTTCGGTGGTAATTGTAGACCATTATTTGATTATTTCTTATTTGACATATTTGGTGAATCAATACAAGAAATGAAAGAAACGGCTTTAATGCTAGGACAATTGATAGGACAGTCTATTATATATGACTATGAATTTAATGATAACGGTGTAATTCACAATGAAAAATGGCAAATGATTTTTAAACAATTTAGCAACCCACAAATTATAGAATACCAAGATATAAGGCGTGTAGGTTATAATTTGTCTTTAAAATGTATTATAAACAAGGTATATGAAGATGTACCAAACTAAAAGGAGGACTAAAAAGTATGACATATAATTATTTTTTAAATAATAGAGAAGTCATCAAAAACTTAAAGTTAAACACAGGAACAATTGAAACTCCTGTATTAACTGAGTTATGCACTACAAGTGAAGTTAACTTAAATACAGATTTTGAAGAAAAAGACTTCTATGTATTTTGCGACGCGATTAAAAGAGCTGTTATTACAGGCGCTAAAATTGTGTTAGAAACTACAATAAAATTAGATATTAACAATGTGGCAATTCAAGCCCAATTAGGAGCAATACACACTTTAATTAGTGACGGAACAGTAGCTCAATTTAATAATCAACTTATTGAATTTGAACTTATTGATACAGTTACAACTGGTGTATTAACTTATATTAAATACCAAGTACCTGTTAATATGAAAATTAGTGACTTAGCTGGTGCTAGTGAAGACGAGGGCGATTATGCTTGCGAATTTACATTTAATGGCAAAGGCGTAGTACAGTCAGCGTAGAGATAATACCTTTAAGGGTGGGTGAAAACCCGCTCTTTTTTAATAAAATATAAAATGAAATGAGGTGATTTTATGAAAGGTGGCGACGTGATATTTAGTTTCAAGGGCGACGACAAGGCTTTAAAGTCAACAACTGAATCGGTAGCGAAAAGTTTAGGTAATGGCTTAGTTGGGGCTGGAAAGTTAGCTGTTGGAGCAATAGCGGGTGTTGGGGCTGCGATGACAGGTCTATTGGGTGTAGGAGTTAAATTTAATAGTGAAATAGAACAATATAATACTTCTTTTAAAACTATGCTAGGAAGCGCTGACGAGGCTATGGCATTAACTTCAAAACTAAAAGATATGGCTAGTAAAACACCATTTGAATTGGGCGATTTAGCCAAAGGTACTCAAACACTTTTAGCATTTGGCTTTGAGGCAGATGACGCGACTAAATATTTAAAAGTTTTGGGCGACGTTTCACAAGGAAATAAAGATCGTTTTGATAGTTTAACCTTAGCGTTCGCACAAACAAGTTCAACGGGTAAACTAATGGGTCAAGATTTATTACAAATGGTAAACGCGGGTTTTAACCCGTTGCAAATAATGAGTGAAAAATCAGGCAAATCAATGGCTACATTAAAAGAGGAAATGTCAAAGGGTGCTATATCAGCCGAAATGGTACAAGAAGCCTTTGTAATAGCAACAAGTGAGGGCGGACGCTTTTATGGTGCTATGGAAAATCAAAGCAAAACTATGGCAGGGCAATTATCTACTTTAAAAGATAACGCTAAATCTCTTGCTGGTGCGCTTGCTGGCGGGTTAAGTAATACGATAGTTAGTCAAGTATTACCTAACGTTAACTCAATGATACAAGGCTTACAAACGGCTTTTGAAACGGGTGGAATAGACGCTTTTGTTTCAAAATTAGGTGATACGGTAGCAAATATTATTTCAAGTATAGCAACTCAATTACCAAAGTTTATTGATCTAGGAGTTACAATTTTAAAAAGTTTAATTCAAGGAATAGTAAATAATTTGCCTACAATAATACCCGCTTTAATACAAATGGCAGTATCTTTAACAAAGGGCTTATTAGATATGCTACCTATGTTATTAACTGCTGGTATACAATTATTTGTTGGTTTAATTCAAGGTATAGCTACACAGTTACCTACTTTATTACCAATGATAATCAATTCTTTGTTGGGTTTAATTCCGTTATTATTAAATATGACACCGCAGTTGATAATGGCGGGGTTTCAATTGTTTATGGGGTTAGTTAATGGGTTAATAAATTCAATACCTGTTATAATTCAACAATTACCATTTATAATAGAGTCTTTAATAAACGGTTTAATGGCTGAGCTGGTTGTTTTAAATCAGTGATTGTTGTTGATAGTTCCTCTCGAATATCAATCAATCTCTTAAACACTTGTTGGTACACCTTGTTGCGGTACAACTCCTCCAACTGGGGGTGGTAAACCGACTCCTCCAGTCTGTGGGCTAGAACTATTTGCGATATTTGTGTCATTTGTTTTTTCCTCTTTCCCGATAAACTCATCGACATTTTTGATACCGAATAACGGTAAAACTTCTCTTACAATCTTCTCAGAAGCCCTTGCCATCCGCATAGCTCCGTCCATATCTTGTAAGCCCATAGCCATTTGCAGTTGTTGCCCTATCATTTGATGCGCTTGCATTAACCCATTCTTTTGTACCTCTTTGTTTAATGCTCCTATTCCAGTGTTTAAGGTGACTTTGTAACTTGGTACTTGGCTTCTATCAATTCCCATGAAAAACATAGGATCGCCATACTTCCATACGAGCATTGCCAATCTTTCGAAGCCTTTTTCAAACATTGTTTCGTTGAATGTTCTTATGTAGCCTTGCATGCGCACACTGCCCTCGTTGCTTTGAATAGAGGTTTCTGTTGCTGTTTGTTGGCGATTAGCTCCTACTCCGTTCTGTTGAGGAGATACACCTACTGTTTCGCTCATTTCATTGTCTATGATTTGAAGATTCATCTGTGAGCTTGATAGGTTTGGTTGAGGAACGATTGTTACACCAGCAGGGTTTGAGGTAAAGATAGGCTTTCCAACTGTTTCTAAATCTTGACGAGATACACCAGCACTCTTAGGCATGATAATCTTTGGCATCAAGTGTTGTTTCATGCCATCAATCATTCTATTTCGTGTTTCGTTGAGTTCATTTTGTAATGGAATAATGCAGTTGATAACTGGCTCACCATAGGCACATACAAACACATCATCTATGATTGTTCTAAGCTGTGGGAGTAGATAACCCCAAACAAATGGTTGCCCGTCTTGTAGTTCTGTATTCTCCCTAAAGAACACAGAATCCTTATAGACAGTCGTTACTTTCCAGCCTTTGTCGTCTTGGAAGTAAACCTCTTGTATCTTAAATCTCTCACTTGGAATTGATTCAATAAAGACTTCATCTACCTTAACACTCTTTTTAAACACGCCTGATTTTTGCATCTTCTTGATGTCTCCAATCGTTAGGTAAACATTATCTACGATATAACGCACATCCTCGCTTGTTCTGGCTTTTGGGTCAAACCATACATCCCTTATGTCCATCTTGTCGATTCTGCATCTATCATTTGCCCAGTAGACTTTAGCTATCGAAGTGCCAATATAAGGCACTTCTTGGAACATTGGTTGGAATGTCTTATAAAGATTTAGCATTTGTTGTTCAGCCATTTGTTCAGCAGTAAGCTGTTCTTTAGCTACTTCTTTCTTTTCTTTTTTATCAGCATTGGCTTTGAGGTCTGCTATCATCTTGCTTTGTTCTGCTAACATTGCTTTGATGTCAGGTAAATCACTCTTAGGCTCTTGTGCTTCAACTTTTGGTGCTTCTTGTACTGGCTCAGCTTGTTCAACTGCTGGTGCTTCTTGCGTTTCACCCATTAGCTCAGCCATTAAACCGTTTATTGCTTCGTTTTCTGTCATTTTACTATTCATATTCATTTCCTTTTACTATTTCTAGTGTCATATCCACTATTA